AAAGAATGGCATCAAGGATTTGGAAAAAGCTAAGCACTACATTGAGTTGCTTATCGAGCTGGAGACCAAGGATGTCTAACGGCCAAATACACCCAGCGATGAACGCAGCGCAAGGGATGATTACCGGTGCCATAGGCATTGGCAACACCGGGCAAATCATCTCCGCGCAACAGCACGCGTACAACCAAGCACTGCAATCTAGCGGCACGCTGACAACGGGTGACAGCTTCAGGCTGAGCCCACGCATACGTTTGGAAGTTGACCGTGTATCCAACGGGTACGTGATAGCCGTAGGCAGCGAGCGCATGATCGCCAAAGACCTCGAAGAGTTGCAGCAGCACTTCACCGCGCAGGTCGTGAGCAAACTCGTACTTGACGAGGGCAAGTGATGGACATCCTTACCGTTGACCTAGAGACCTACTACGACAAGGACTTTTCCCTGTCCAAGATGCAGACGGATGCGTACATCAACGACGACCGCTTTGAGATCATCGGGGTGTCTGTCATAAAGAACGACGAGGATGCTGTGTGGTTCTCTAGCACTGAGCTGGAGACCATTGGCTGGCTGCACGGCAACTACGATTGGGCCAACAGCGCTGTGCGCTGCCACAACACTTTGTTCGATGGGTATATCCTGACGCAACGCTGCGGCATCAAGCCCAAGCTGTGGATGGATACCCTCGGCCAAGGCCGCATGTTGCTGCCGTTCCTGACCTCACACTCTCTGGCCAACCTCGTCAAGCAGTACAACCTGCCGGACAAGGGCACCGAAGTCGTCAAGGCCATGGGCAAACGCCGTGTGGACTTTAATCCCATGGAATTAGCGGAGTACGCTGAGTATTGCAAACACGACGCGTGGCTGTGCAAAGAGCTGGGCAAGAAGTTCGACCCGTTCACACCGCCGCTGGCGATGAAGTTGATTGACATGACTGTGCGCATGTTCACAGAGCCCATGCTGATCGGCGACCAAGCCAAGATGCAGCAGCTGTACGACGACGAGATCACACGCAAGGCAGACCTGCTGGCCAAGGCCGAGACCAACCGCGACATCATCATGTCGAACGACAAATTCGCAGAAGCTCTGCTAGCACTGGGTGTGACCCCGCCGAAGAAGCAGAGCAAAGCCAACCCAGAAAAAGAAACCTATGCCTTCGCCAAATCCGACAAAGACTTTACCGACCTGCTGGAGTCCGACGATGCGGACGTACAGGCGCTGGTTGCGGCTCGCCTTGGAGTCAAAACGACTATCGCTGAGACACGTGCGCTGAAGTTTCTGGAGACTGCACGGCGTGGGCCACTGCCTGTGTACCTCAACTTCTGGGGCGCTAAGACCACTGGACGCTACTCAGGCGGCAACAGCATCAACTGGCAGAACATCCCTGCGCGTGGCCCCTCTGCGGGCCTGCGTGACGCCTTGCGTGCCCCTCCCGGGCACACGGTGCTGGTGGGTGACTCGTCGAACATCGAGCTGCGCACAGTCATGGCATTAGCTGGCCAAGATGATGTCACAGAGAAGCTCAAGAACGGCGTGGACTTGTACTGCGACTTCGCGTCGAAGCTGTTTGGACGCACCATCACCAAGGCCGACAAGGCCGAGCGGTTCTTGGGTAAGACCGCCATGCTGGGTCTGCAGTACGGCGCTGGTGCTGCGCGATTCCAAGAGATGGTGCGACTGGCCAAGCGCACTGACCCCGGTGTGGAGCTCATCACGCTCGACCGTGCGTACGCCATCGTAGACCTGTACAGGTCTGTGCACCACAAAGTGGTGGAGTTGTGGAAGCGTTGCAACGACGTGGTTCTGCCTGACGTAGCCAATGGCTGCAGCTTGCTTAACGTGGACGTCAACGGCTGGTTCGTGACGCAGTGGGACGGCTTTGGTCGCCCGGGTGAGCCCGGGGTGATGTACAACGACCTGAAGTGGGACGGCAAGGACTGGACGTACACCATGGGTCGCCAGCGTATTCACTTGCACGGTGCGAAAGTTGTAGAAAATTTATCGCAACATGCTGCAATGCAGATCGTTATGTGGCAAACTGCACGTATCAACCAGCGCTATCCAGTGAAGCTCTCTGTCCATGACGAGGCGGTCTGCGTGGTGCGGGATGATGAACTTGATGAAGCTCGTGCGTATATGGAAGAGTGCCTTGCGATGACACCCAAGTGGTGCCGCAGTATTCCCGTATCGTGTGAGACTGGTGTTGGCCCGTCGTATGGAGACGCAAAGTAATGGCGATAGCTTACTCAACCGCTGACCGCTTGCCGAATTGGGCACGCGCTGAATGGCACCAAGACGCGTACATGTACGAGTCGCAGGTGTGGTTTGGCATTAAGTGTGTCGATGGGCCGATCTCAATGAAGATTACCATGCCAGAAGAGTTTGCGCAGCCATCGCCGTGCCGACGCCGGATTCTCCAAGACCTCATCGAGCAACTCACTGTGCAACTTGCCACCGTCACCTTGGAAGAAACATGACCCACCCGATGCCCTTGTCGTTCAGCCGACTGTCTGCGTTCGAGCAGTGCCCTGCGCAGTTTGACTACCTGTATGTGTCCAAGCGTGTACAGAGCACGATGAACGAGGCATCAGAGTACGGCGACAGGGTGCACAAGGTGCTGGAAGCCAAGGGTAACGGGTCACTCGACGAGAGCACGCTGACACTGGAAGGCAAGCAGTCACTGGAGCGTTGGGGTGCACTCGTTGAGAAGATCACATCACGTCCCGGTGAGAAGTTGTTCGAGCACCAGATGTCGGTCAATCGCCAGCTGCAGCCCGTGGACTGGTTCGCCAAAGACGTGTGGATTCGCTCCATCGCTGACGTGCTGGTTGTTGACGGAGATACGGCTTACTGCCTCGACTACAAGACTGGCAAGGTCAAGGAGAACCCCACACAGCTGCAGCTGTTTGCAGCCATGGTGATGTGGCACTACCCACAGGTGACGAAGGTGAAGACCTCGTTCATCTGGCTCAAGTTCGACGAGGTGACAAATGCTACGTATGAGCGCAGGTTCCTTGACTCGCTGTGGCGGGCACTGGAGCCACGCTTTGACATGGTGCAAGAAGTCATTGACCTCGGCGTGTTCAAGACAAAGCCATCGGGCCTGTGCCCATGGTGCCCAGCGAAGGGGTTCTGCCCTGACGCGAGACTGAAAGGTAAACGATGAAGAACGACATAAACAACACAGCTAGAACTGACTTCGCAAAACCAATACTGGAGCCAGTCAAGTATGAGCGCGGAGTTCCGCTATTTGACTCCCGTGCCGTACTAACCATTGTGGCAAACGATATAGCTGCATCAGATTCTCAACACGTTACTAGAAGGATGAAACACATGAGCCAAGACATGATTAACGCGAGCAAAGTTATCAACGATGCTGAAACAATACTCGATAACTCACTGACGAAGTACGAAGAGACAGCCAAAGCGTTGGCTACTACTGCCAAGCGTACGTCTGGAGATGTACGCAAAGCTGCTGATGACTTAGCGTCTGGTCTATCGAAAGTAGAAAAGACTGCTAACTTCGCCAATCTCGAAAAGTACGTGCAGCTACTTGAACGCGCAGCTACGGCCATGCAGCAATTAGCTGAGCTTGAGAAATTGGGGAAGTTAGACAAAATTGCTAACGCTCTAAAGTAAGGCGAGCCATGAAGAAAGAAGAAGATGTCAAGAAGGTGGTCAAAGCCATACTCAAGAGCACACCAAATTGCTGGTGGTTTATGCCTCCTGCCAATGGCTTTGGTCGCGCTGGTATTCCTGACTTTGTGGGCCACGTCAATGGTCACTTCTTTGCTGTGGAAACAAAGTTCGGCAAGGGCACTACTACAGCGAATCAAGAGCGCGAGATCGCGGACATAGGTCAGTGTGGTGGCCAAGTGTGGATTGTGCGCGAGACCTCAGTGGACTCGTGGCATATTGAATTTAAGGGGTGGGCAGCTCTATGCTCGTAATCCCTGACAAGCGCAAGATCATCATCAACAGCAACGAGAACGCAGCTGTAGCGCGAGCCATCCCCCATGCCAAGCTGTTGCAACACAACGGCGAAGACATGCTGGCCATGCCCTACGGTGTTGACGAGTCGATGGTGTTGAAGAACCTCGGCTTCAGCGTGCCTGCTCCGATCTTGCAGTACTACAACTGGCCCGGACGCTTCACGGCCATGGACCACCAGAAAGACACTGCAGCGTTCTTGACTATGCACAAGCGTGCCCTGTGCCTTAACGCGCCGGGTACTGGCAAGTCCATCAGTTCGCTGTGGGCCGCTGACTTCTTGCTGGACGAAGGCATTGCACGCAAGGTGCTCATCATTGCTCCGCTGTCCACGGTGAAAGTCGTGTGGGGCCGTGAACTCAAGCACCACCTGCCACATCGCTCGTTTGTTGTGTGCACGGGGACAAAGCAAAAGCGCATCGACCTGTTGGCTACACCCGGGGTGCAGTACGTCATCATCAACCATGACGGATTCACCAACATGCAAGCTGAGCTGACTGGCTTCGACGTGGTGATCTATGACGAGGCGACAGCACTGAAGTCACCGAGCTCGCAACGGTACAAGATGTTCTCCAAGTGGATGACCAAAAATCAGCCATGGCTGTGGATGCTGACGGGTACGCCCATCTCACAAACACCCGCTGACGCATGGACGCTGGCACGACTTGTTGATTCACCGCAGTGCCCGAAGAGCTTCACCTCGTTCAAAGACTTGGTGATGCAGAAGGTGACGACGTTCAAGTGGACGCCGCGCCATGACGCGTTGGAGACATGCCGCAAGGTTCTGCAGCCGTCAATCCGGTTCTCGCTGGACGAGTGCAAGGACTTGCCACAGACTAACTTTGTTGGCCGCAAGACTGAGCTGACCAAGCAGCAAGAGAAAGCCTTCAAGGACATGAAGGACAAGGCCGTGACGATTTTCTCAGCGGGTGAAGTGACTGCAGCGAACACCGCTGTGATGTTGAGCAAACTGTTGCAAATTAGCTGCGGTGTGGTGTACGGAGACGGCACTACGATTGCCATCGACGCCTCGGAGCGGTATAATACCCTTACGGAATTACTCACAGAGATCGGCGACAAAGCGATCATCTTCGTGCCACTCAAGGGTGTGCAAGTTTGGCTTCGAGACAAGCTGACCGCAGATGGTTTCGATGTTGCGATGGTCAATGGTGATACTAGCAAAAAGGATCGTGACCAGATATTTAACGACTTCCAGCACACGGACAGGCCACAGATTTTGTTGGCACACCCCAAGGTTGCTGCGCACGGTTTGACGCTGACACGATCTAAGGACATCATTTGGTTTGCACCTATTTATTCACTTGAGCAGTACGAGCAAGCCAATGCGAGGATTCGTCGGTTGACAACAACTGGCAAAACGACTGTGTGGCACATCTGGGCCACCGGCTTTGAGGCAGAGCTGTACCGCAGGCTCCGCACAAAGAAAAACACACTTGCGGAATTTTTAACACTGGTGCAAGGCATCAACAGTGACGAATAGGAAACGAGGTAACTGAATGAACTACGACATTGCTGCAGAAAAGTATCTGCAGGTTCGCAATCAAATCGAGAGTCTTGAACGCGAACACAAAACAGCCAAGGCTGTACTTACTGAAAAACTGATAGCGCTGGAAAACTGGATGACAGCTAAAGCGCAAGAGGACGGACTGGAGACAGTCAAGACTCCACACGGTACGGCCTACTGGTCTACTCACCACACCGCGACAGTTGGTTCTCGTGAAGAGTTCTTCAGCTTTTGCAAAGAGCACGATGCTTGGGACATGGTCGAGTCCCGTGCGTCAAAGACGGGAGTCAAGAGTTACATCGAGGCTCACGGTGCACCCCCACCCGGGGTAAATTTCTCATCGGCAAAAGTGTTCAATATGCGCAAAGCGCAATCCAAGGAGTAAACAAATGAGTAAACCAGATATTGGGTGCCTGTTACTGCGGCTAACGTATAACTTTGATGTGGATACATGCCACCTGTACCTACCAGATGGCGCTTGTGTAGACATGCAAAAAGCGATTCATTTCGTGCAGAGTAAGTTCCCAGACACCGTTCGCTTGTTCAGCTATTCGGGTAGCGAAGTTGACACTGTGTACACCAAAGAAGACGGCGTATGGTACGCCAACGAAACTCAAGCATCTTAATCAGGAGTAAACAAATGAGTAACATGATCGCAAACGTCCCAGCGCACATCGCAGCGCGTATCGCAGCCCGCCAACAAGCAGGCACCAAGTCCAGCGTGGCCTCGGCCATCGTCAGTGATGGCATCAGCATTCCACGCATCAGCATCCGTGCTGGTCGGTATCGCCTGAACGAAGAGGGCGTTGAGACCACCGTGGGTGTCACGCTTGATACCATTATCGTGGGTGCCAATCCACGCGTGTCCAAAGTGTTCTACGCCAAAGCCTTCGATGCCTCGGCAGAGAACGTCCGCCCTGACTGCTGGTCCAACGATGGCCTCAAGGCCGATGCAAGCATCGACGCTCCTGTGCATACAGGTTGCGCTGACTGCCCCAACAACGTGCTGGGTTCCAAGATTCTGCCATCGGGTGCCAAGTCCAAGATGTGTGCTGACCAGCGTCACCTCGCTGTTGTAGCTGCTGCTGACCCCACAAAGGTCTACAGCCTCACGGTGCCTGTAAGCGGCATGAAAGCTCTGCGTGAGTACTTCAAGGAACTCGGCAACTACGGCATCGGGCCAGAAGAAGTTGTGACCGAGTTGGGCTTCGACGACGCCGCCAGTTTCCCCAAGATCACCTTCAAACAGAAGGGTTATGTTCCTGAGAAAGCAATTGGTCGTGTGGATAACTTGTTGGCTAGTGACCCTGTCAAAGTGGCGACTCGTCAAATGGCTCCCACCGCCGCTGCCCCTGCGCTGCAAGCACCAAAAGCACAGACCACGATCGCTGCTCCAGCCGTGGACGATGCCTACGAGGAAGAGGCCGCAGCACCAGCGCCTGTTGTTTCCGCGCAACCCAAGGCTAAGCCCACAGTTGCCCCAGTAAAAGCGTCGGATGAATTGGCTGCGAAGCTCGACAGTCTGTTTGACGAGTAATAGAATCACATCTCGTTAAGAGCTCCCCGGCTTAGGCCGGGGTTTTTCATCTAGGGGCATATTTTGGACACCAAACACTTTCTTACTCGCGTTTTTGCCCAGACAGACGAACTCGTTATCTGCACCCACAAGCCTGATAGGTCAGGCCAAAATCCACGTGGGATATTCTGGAACAGGGGATCGTTTGCCGACATCGACGACGCGGTTGCATCAATCATTGACTGGGACTCAGAGCCCAACACCACCGTCTACTTTGGCGTTGGATCATTTGCTGGACACAGTTACATAGACGACAACAACAAACAGAAATGGCAGCGCAAGCAAGAGCACGCGACATGGTTTAAGGCACTGGCTCTTGACCTCGACATCGGTGCAGACAAACCGTATCAGACACAGAAGGAAGGCTGGGCCGCAATGGTCGCAGCACTCAAGACAATCGGCATGCCGATGCCCATGGTCATCTCATCCGGTAACGGCATTCACTGCTACTGGCCACTTACTGCCAGTGTGCGCAAAGACCACTGGGTCAAGGCATCCACTGCACTGCGCATCGCGCTAGAGGAGAACGGCGTTGAAATCGACACCTCAAAAATACATGACCCATCCATGGTGCTCCGCCCCGTTGGCACGCACCACAAGAAACAGCAACCATGGAAGGACGTCCGGTGTGTTGCGGACTGCCCAGACTACGATGCTGCTGCGCTCTTCACAACGCTCAAGCCGTGGTTCGGCAAGAGTGCCAAACTATCATCCAACACCCTCACGCCACGCGCAGGCAAGTCCAAGTCCTCAATCCTTGATGCCGTCCTCAACTCCAATGATGTGGTACTTGACGCCGTGGCTAGCCGTTGTACTCAAGTGGGCGCTATTGTCGCTTCTGGTGGCGTGCTTGATGCCGCTGGTCGACCCGTAGAAGAGCCGTTGTGGCGTGCATCACTGGGGTTGGCCAAGCACTGTACGGATGTGCCAGACGCAGTCGTTAAGCTGGCTGGGCTCCACAAAGACTTTGACCTCAACACCAACCTCGACAAGATCAACGGCTGGAAGGGTACAGGCCCAACGACCTGCGCCAAGTTCGAGCAGCTGTGCGCCAAGGGCTGCGAAGGATGCCCGAGCCGTGGCAAGATCACAAGCCCCGCGCAGTTGTCAGTCGTCACTGAAGTGGCTGTTGAGAACGAGGCTGGCGAAGAAGTTGTGTTGACGTTGCCACCAAGTTACGTGGTACAGAACAACCAGATTTACCGTGAGGTAAAGATCGAAGTCGTTACAAAGGACGCCAATGGTAACGACGTAGCGCAAGAGGTTGTCGAGCTAGAGCACATTAGCCAGTACGAGATGCACATCACTGGGGTGTACAACGACAACGAGAGCGGCAAGGCTGCGTTTAAGCTGATGGTCAAGTACCCCATGACAGGCTGGAAAGAGACAGAGCACGACATTGCAGTGCTGGCGTCTGTGGGCAAAGACTTCAGCGGCTTCTTGCTGAATCGTCAGGTCTTTGTGAAGAGCATTCCCCAACAAGAAAAACTGAGAGGCTACTTAATGGATTACTTATCAATGGTGCAGAAGCAAGCACCTACAGGTCAAGACTTCGTCAGCTTTGGCTGGCAAAAAGACGGCTCGTTCATGTGTGGCTCTCAGCTTCTGGGTGCACCTCACGGCGCGACAGACACACGACTGCGTGGCCCAGCAGCGCACTTTGCTGATCTCATCGCGCCGCACGGTACAAGAGAGGGCTGGATTGAAGGCATGGAGATGCTGAACCGCCCGGGTACCGATACGATACGCTCAGCTGTCTTGCTGGCGTTGACTGGCATCCTCGGGCCTGTGGCTGGGAACGCTTCCATCTTGGTATCAATTTACTCACCAGAGACGACTACAGGCAAGACCTTGTCGCTCATCGCAGTCAACAGCTTGATTGGTATCCCCAAGCCGCTGTTCCTAAATCAGAAGGACACCACGAACGCGCTGTACAAGCAGCGTGGTGTGTTCAACAACTTGCCGTGCTGCATTGACGAGTTGACTGCAGCTGACGACAAAGACATGGCTGACATGGCGTACCAGTTGAGCATGGGGCGCGAGAAAATGTCCATGACCAAAGACCGCGAGCTGCGTGACCCTGCAACATGGGACGGCGCGACATTCGGGTCATCTAACATCTCGCTGCACCAGAAGTTTGAGGCCGCGCAGGCTGGCAACGAGCCGCTCAAAGCACGATGCTTGGAGCTTCCACAACACGACCGTACGTTTGTGGCAACTCGTGAAGATGGCAAGAGCGATGGCCATGACTTCTTTAACCTGATGGCGGAGAACAACGGATGGGCATTCCCTGAGCTGGTGCAGTTTGTGCTGGACAACGGTGGGCAGAAGAAAGCATGGGAGTGGGCTGAGCGTTCGTTCGACAAGACCTTTGGCTTTGCCTTTGAGCCGCAGGAGCGCTTCTACCGCACAGCCATCATCTCTGCATGGGGCATGGGCACCATCGGTGCCAAGCTGGGCTTATTCCCGTTCGACGTCAAGGCTACCGTTGAGTACCTGATTGAGCACGTCAAGAAGACACGTCAGTCTGCGATCGACAACAAGGTCGATGTGTTTGACACCATTGGCCAGTTCCTTGCCGAGCACAACGACCAGCTGGTGGAGTGCAAAGAGAAGTATGGCTCGGGCGTGGAGCAGGTCACTATGCCAGCACCAGAGCGTGCGGTGGCCCGGGTCAAGATTGTGTACGACGACAAGACGCCAGTGATGCCGGGGAGCTTGGTATACATCAACGCGGATCGCTTACGTCAGTGGCTCAAGAACAAGCGTGACGGGCTTGACCGCGTAGAGCGGGCACTGGAGGATGAGAGCGCCCTGATTCGTCGCCGTGAGCGTGTGACCATGTTCAAGGGTTGCCCCAAGCATGCACCGGGACAGATGCAGTGCCTCGTTGTCAACCTGAATCACCCGCGATTTGTCGACAGCCTGACGGGCACAATGGCCCGTGCGCAGAGTAAGATCGCCCTTGCAGTGCTGGGCGGCGCACAAGCCGCGTAACTAACTAAGGATCAATCATGCCACGCGATTACAAAAAAGAGTACCAAAATTATCAGGGTAAACCCGAGCAGATCGCCAACCGCACGAAGCGCAATGCTGCCCGCTCTGAGATGGAGAAGAAGGGTGTTGTGAGTAAAGGCGATGGCAAGGACGTCGATCACAAGACGCCTATGGCAAAAGGCGGCGGCAACGGAAAAGGCAACCTGCGTGCAGTACCTAAGTCCGTCAACCGCTCCTTTGCCCGCACACGTAGCGCGGGGATGAAGTAATTACTTCTTGAGGGTCGCAGCGTTCGTCTTTGCGTTGTACTTGTACTCGCTCGTCGAACGTCCACTTACCTTGGCAGCGCGATCTTTGGCTCTGCCAGCATTACCAAGAGCTTGACGCTCCTCGCCCTTGGCAGTCAGCTTTCCGTCTGCAAGATCACCGCGCTTGGTCAGAATGGCTATTGCCATTCCCCTCGCGTTTTTGTTACCCTTTGCAGCAAGCTGCCGAGTAAGCCGGTTCTCAAGCGCAGGCATTACTTACCCTTGGCTTTGGCCATGCAAGCGCCCATCTTGGCGCATTTGGCGGGGTTGGGACACTTGGCACAGGGCTTGAAGGGGGCAGCTTTTTTGCCTGCTTTTGCGGGGGCCTTAGCCATCATCATTTTTCCGTACATCATGGTGGTTCTCCTTATTTCATCTTCGAGGTGGACTTCTTACCCTCGTACTTCTTTTCCATGGCGGCGTAGGCTTTTTTGCCACCAGCCATCTTCTTCTCTTTGGCTTCCATCATCTTGGACTCGCCTTTGCCGAACGGGTTCGGCTTCTTTGCTTTCATCATGGGATTCTCCAGTTGGGATTAACGGTACTTCGCGGTTTTCGCAGCGATCTTTTTGGGTTGCGCTACAAACTGTTTCCCCGCAGCTTTGCCAGCGCGTTTCGCACGCGTTGTTGCAGCATACTCAGCAGGGCTAAGACTTTTAATTGCAGACTCAGGTAGATACCTTTCGCCCGTGTCAGAAGATTTTTTACCACTTTTGGTTCTCCAATTTTGACTGGTCCAGTCTTTGAGGGATTTTTGGGGGGCTTTCATGACGAGTAGCCTCCGCCAGCAGCCTTGTACTTCTTGGCCACAAGCTGCGCCTTGCGAGCGCTCCACTGTCCTGCACCAGTGCCTTGGGTTGCAGCAGCTTTCACTTGCGACACGATCCGCTTACGCAGCTCGGGCTTGGTGTAGTTGCCAGCGGCGTTAACCGTGGACTTAGACTTAGTTGCCATGTCAGCACTTCCATGCACGCAACGATTTGTTGATGCGGCTGTTGGGGTCTTTGGCTGTCTTGGCGCTGGTTAGCTTTTCTTTCATACCCTCCATGCGGGCGCAGAACGAGTCGCGTCGTGGGCCACCCTCGGGTTGAGGAGCCTTAAGCCCGGGCTTGCCGGGATTCGCCTTGTTGTAGGACGCACGCCCCTTGGCGTTGAGCCCGCCCTTTTCGGACTTGCCCTCCTTGCGTTGCCATGCAGGTGACTTTGCCATTACTCTTGCTCCTCGGTTTTACCGCCGCGTACTTTGGCGATGCGTTCTTCCATACGTTTGACAAGCTCTTCTTCGCGTGCAAAGAATTCATCCCAGTCAGGAGTTTCCAGCCGCTCCATCTTACGCTTAAGTTTGCCAATCTCGGTTTTGTACTCGCGCTCGATGGCAGCAGCTGCTCGGTCCTGCTGATCGAGTGACCCCTGCACGTTGAAGTCATAGAACCGCATACCAGCTGTGCGAGCCATGTACAAGCTGCTGTAGTTCTCACTGCGACCCTCTATGGCTGTGAACGCGTCTTGAGCCTTTGCGAGCTCGCGTGCATTCAAGAACGGCAAGTTGGGTGCAAACAGACTCTGCCCATAGGCCAATCGGTCGCTAAGTTTTTCCCAGTCGTCGGCTGTTGGAGGGGACAAAGATTTGCCGGTGTATGGGTCAACGCCGCCAATCAAGGAAATGGCAGATGAGATGAACGGGCCACCGGGTGTTACAAACGACGGCCACCAGCTCAGACCCAAGAATGCGTTGGGGATGCGATCACCGAAGCTGCTTGGCGTGATGTACTTGCCGATGTCGTAGTACACAGGATTTTCAGAGTCACCCATGAACGGCACACGGATGTGCGTGTGTGGCCCAAGGCCAAACAACATCCGACTGCGAGCCCACTCTGGGCCAGACTCGCGCAACTCATCGTCGTCGTCACCAGTCATTGCTTGCGTAATGCCGTCAAGAATCCAAAGGCCAGCATACAGGTTGACCAGCTTCCATGGCTTGTGCACAGCGATATTGCCGATCATCTTTGCTGCAGCGTATGGCCACGAGATGAACGGGAACGCAGTTTGACGCATGATGCGGATGGCTTTGGAGTCAATGTCGTAGTCCAAGAAAGCAAAGCGTGCATGGTCACCAGCGCGACGGTAGGCTTCCGCGTCGATAGGTTTGCCAGCCTGCGACTGTTGGCCAAGGTTGTTGAGCATTGAGGCAACACGGAATATGTTGTCCTGCATCGAGTACCAGTCGCCGAGAAGTTGGTCTGCACGCTCTGCAGCGTCAGCGCCTTTGCCAGCGTACTTCTTGATGGTCTCGATACGGTCTTTCTCTATCTTGGCGAACTGCATGATTCGCTCTGCAACGCCCTGCTCTGTGTCGCCAATGGTGCTGCGCATAGAGTCGTAAATCGACTGCTTCAGTTCAGTAGACGAGAAGTCGCCAAGCAAGGCGTTTGTCTTCATGATCTCCAGCATCAACTGTTGCTGTTCGCGTGTCAACGAGATACCGAGCTTCGAGGCCATGGCAGGTGGCAACATGTAGCCAACATACAGCTTGGTGGCGTAACCAATCGTGGGCAGTGGAATGTCATCCAGCATGGCCATCGTAAAGTTGGACGCGACGTTGGTGCCCCATGTTGCAGGGTTGTAGATCGTCTTGGCCTTCTTGAACCAACGCATGGTGCCGTTGTACATGGAAGAGTTAACCAGCGGCCTGCGGTCGCTCATGTCTTCGATGGCGCTCCACACAGACCCGTTGACGATCTTGCCAGCCAGTGCGCCGTAGGTTGGAGTGGGGGGAAGTTGCACCCACTGGTTGCGGTTGCGGAACAGACCCTTGACACGCTCGGACTTGGCTTCGCTATCAGACAACTTCACGACTTGGTTTTGCTTGACGCGGGTTGTCCACGACGCAGCTTCAGTGTTAGGCACAAACTTGTCACCCTTGTACTCACCGTTGAGCATGGCGTTCAGATCGTCGAGCGTGTCGAAAGAAACAGCGTTGGGAGTCTTTGCTTCGTACGCAACAAGGGCTTCGGTGAGACGGTTGGCCGAGTAACTGTTGGCCAGAATAGCCATCGTGTTTTGCAAGGCATGGCCGAGGTCACGACCTTTCTTAACCAGCAAAGCCTGCTTGGCATCGAGACGAGCAGTAAACTTGAAGCCGCCCTTGTCCTTCTCTTGCACGTCCCACAGGTAGTTGCGGTCAGGGATGAGTCGTACACCCTCATCATTCACCACAGGCTTGCCGTCTGTTGTCACTAGCGCGGACGAGATAAACTCATCAGGCATCAGTTCCGCCAAAATTTGCGAGGCTTCAGCGGTTGTCCTTGTGTTGTTCAGTCGCTTCTCCAGCGCAGGCGTAAGCAGATACATGCCGACAAACTTGTCATCCAGAATCGTATCGCCATTGGCGTCGGTACGGAACGTGATGGCATCTTCGTTGACTTCGTTTTTAGTGCGCGAAGAAATGAGTTGGCTGATGTTGCGCACACCAAACGAGGCGCTGGCAAGCTGATCCACGCTTTCAGCAAACGCAAGACCTTGAGAGAACTTGACGCCGCCTGTCCAGCGGCCACCGGGCTGTTCTGTGCCAGCGTAAGCATCGCGCTGCTTTGGATCGCGCAGGGCACGTGCGTATTCCCACCACTTGGTGATGGTCGCATCTGCGAGGTCTTTCATCTGCGCGTCGTTGTTGGGGAACACAGGCACTGGACCTTGCTTGCGCAGGTTTGCCAGTTTGGCATCCATGTACTCCAGCACAGCGACAGACTCTTGCGGTGGCAGACTGGTGAAGTACTGTGCGATCTGGTTGTAGATCATTGAGCCGCCACGCTTGTCGTCTTTGGCACGGACCAGCGCATCGCGCACGCCAGACTGCTGACCGAATTGCGAGTTGATCCACGATGCAACCTTGGCTGCACCAGTGTGGTTTTTCTGGATGTACTCAGAAACTTTCTGCGAAGCGCCTTCAGCCATGCCGGGTACTTTGGCCCAGCCGAACATGTCGAAGATGAACTTTAACGAGATTTGCTTAGGCAGCAGTGTGGTGCTGAGTTTCTTGTACTGCTCAGCCGACAGTGGGTTCTGGAACTGCTGGTTGATCGCGTCAGCTTCTTTGCTTGGCAACGCAGTGCCGGGAACAACGGGAGTGTCGCCAGACTGGATAGCGGCTTCAAGTACATTGCCGGATTGTGCAGCTTCGCCGTATTTAGCGCCCGCTTGCTCCCGGCTCACAGGGAATGGAATTGAGAACGACTCAAAAGCAGCGCCCGATTGAGCGACCAGCCTGTTCGGCCACTTCTCCACATAGTCAAATTTTTCAGGGTCCGCCTGTTCGCTCCAGCGAATATTTTCAGAGTGCAGTACGACAGGCATAGTTTTATAGCCTGCTTCCTTCAGAGCCCGGGCGCGGTGGCGACCCTCGTGGCCGCTTACTTTACCGTCTTCGTCAACAGACAAATAGGGTAAGCTACTGAACTGCCCGCCACGGCTAAGTATGTTGCGAGTAGCTTCAAGTTTGGGTTCAGTCCGACCAAATTTTGCTAGCGCCAAAAAGTCGTCGATATTCATATCAATGAGCTTTTTGCGGTCTTTGTACTGCTGCTCGCGCAGTTTGTTAATCTCTTCCGGGTTGAAGCGACTTTCTGCATCAGCCGTCACAGCGGCTTCCAGCGCGTTGCCAACAGGCTTGCCTTTTTTGAGCCCTCGCTGCCCAGCGGCTTCAAGCAACTTGAACGTGTTGGCGATGACGTCGGAGGCTACCGTAGGCTTGACACCGAGCATCTTCTGCACAGCTGTCAGGATAGACTGCCACACGTTGCTGGCCGCGTCGAAGAACGACTTCGGTGTCTCGGTGCTCTCCATAGCTTCCAGTGCGCGACGGAAGTCGTTAAGGGTATTCCCGTAGGACACCAGTTCGAGGACGGCGTCGATCTCTTTCTTACCCTTCACCAGTTCCTTGAGCAAATCCTGCACGCGCTTGGCGTCTGGGTTCAGTGGGCCTTTAAAGCTGACGACCTTCTTCAATGCGGCTTTGAGCGCACGCACCTCTGGCGCATCGGGGTTCTTATACACATACCACTGCAAGGCGGAGTGCAGGGCTTCGTGCAGGGTTACAGCGGCAGAAGCGTCGCGCTGGATGTACACAGTGTTTGTCTTGGGGTCGAACCGTGGCTTGCCCTCAGTGATGAACACCAGCTTAGGCTGCTCTTGATACGCCATAGACTCAAACACAGCCTTGGCAATCGTTCGCTCAAATGGCGTGCCATGCGTCTGGATGTAGTTCATCACACCCAAAAGACCATCGGACGATTCCCCACCAAACGTAGCGGCGTAACCCCTAGCTGCCTTCTCCAAAGGGGTAGCCCCTTCACCAGCAGCTGTTGCTTCTGCCGAGTTACGGATCGCTGTCTGGCGCACGAACATAACATCAGATGTACCTTGGAACATGTTGGCTTTGGCTGCGTTCCAACCTTGCGACAGCATGGTGTCGAGTTTTCTATAGGCCCGATCGGTCGCGTCTTCGCCCTTTTGGCCAAAGTCTTTGTTCATGCCAGTGTCGTTGACTTGCATGTGCAACTTCTGCTGCACCATGTCTTTGACCATCTTGACGATAGCTTCGACATCCTTGCCGTTGCCGCCCACAGCAGCGCCCAATTCGCTCAGCGCGGCGCGTGTTTCGTTCAAGAGCTCCGTCGTTTTTTCAACACGAGGGCCAGTCTTGGCTTTAATCTGCCCACGCTGTTGCGCCGGAGTTTGGCCAGCTAGATTGGTGGGCTTATAAACTACATTGCCGTCTTCGTCTCTGAGTGCCTTGCCGTCTTCGCCCTTTACGGGTGCTTCGAGTTGTAGGCCGCGCAGCATGTTGCCGCCAGCGTTGCCGAACTTGTGGTAAGCCTTGGCGAATGCGCGAACTGCGTCAGCAATGCGCTGCTCTTTGGCTCCAATGCCTTCCACAGTTGCGGAAGGGTTCAGCAGGGCGTCACGGATGTCACGCAAAGATTTAATGTTGAGCGAAGTCTTACCCGCCACTGACACTTTGCCTGCGCCCTCGACGCTGGCCTGCAAAGGATTACCGGTCGCCTTGGTTCGGTTCGCAACTTGCAGCGCTGAAGTTAGGCTAGCGTTGTCTTTAGTCTGTTGCTCAGCTGTTTGAGTGCTGGCAATTCTGACGGCGACGGGTGCTTTTTGTCCTTGCGTTTCTGCTTTGACGGCTTTAGAGGCTTGAGTGCCACTGGGTGCTCCGGTAGTTACGGTGGAAGAAACACCCGCTGCAGGTTGTGCAGCGGGCGAAGCGGCGGCAACTGCGCTTGATGCGCCGACAGGAGTAACGGGTTCAGCAGGACGATCCGAGAGCAAACTACTTGGGGCTGGTGCGGGGGCTGGACCGGGACGATCCATGCGAATATTGCTAAACGGCGCAGGCTGCTGTGGCAACAGCGCAGTGCGTTCTACAGGCTGAAACTCTTGAGTCTCAACAGGCTGCATGACGTTGGGGTCCATGATGCGGCGGTAATCCGCAACTGTGCCAGCACCAGCGACCATGCCGGGGAGTTGTTGTGTGCCAGCGCCCGCCTGCTGCGCAGCGATAAACGGCGCTTCTTGGGCAGTCAGGTCTTGTTCCAAGCCGGACACAATAGGACGGGCCAACTCACCAACTTCTTGTGCACGTAGGATTTGATCGCCACGACGACCAACCATACGCTGATATTGCTCACCAACTTGCCCGACGCGCCCAGCGGACTCTTGCTGTTGTTGCATGAGGTCCATGAACTGCTGGCCAGCGCGTTGTGCCGCAAGCGTAGACGACAGAAACTGCGTAGCTTCTGCTTCTGACATTGGGCGACCCGCAGCTGCACGTGCTTCAATCTCTGCGTAGGGGTCGAAGTCGGCAAAGGTGCGTGCGGCGGTAAAAATTGGAGAGGCCGGAGCTTCTTCTGCTGGCGCTTCTACAGCGGGCGTTTCTTGCACCGGGGTTGTATCCGGCTTGGTAAGATCGGTCTCTGCTTGTGGCGTACGCTCCATGCGAGCCAAAGCAATAGGAGCTGTGACGCCAGCACCCATGACACCGCCGAGCAGCGCAGAGCCAGCGACCCCAGCCATGGGGTCAATTGCAGGGTTGTACTCTTGCGCAGCAGAGCGGCCAGAATAAGTGGTTGTGCCTTCTTCCAAGCCTTCTGTAAAAAATTCACCGCCCACTTTGCGACCGACTCCGCGCATGCCGCGAACAGGAGAGACAAGGGCGCTCTCAGCACCAACTACGCCAGATACGGCTCCGATGGCTGCAGGGACAATGCTGGCGCGACGCGCTGCACGTGTGGCCAATTCTTCGTAGATAGCGGCTTCGTCTGTGACGCCAGATTCTATGAGCGCCTGCGCCTGCGGATGCGCCAGTAGCACTTCACGGGGTGTCTTCATCACAAGTTCATAGGCTGAGCCAGCAGCGTCGCCACCAGCGGCTGCGCCGGAAATTACAGAGCCAGTGGTGAGGCCAGCGCGTCGTGCGCCAGCAGCGCCTAGACCCAAGGCTGTGGCAGCAGCCTGTGTTCCACGGATAGGTATGCCAATAGGGCCAAATGAGCCAGCAGCTTGGCCTAGCGTAAGCAAGGGATTCTCGGTCACATAGTCGTAGACTGCGCGTGCCTGTGGACCAAACTCACTAGACTCCAAACCACGGGCAAGGTTGCGCTTCGCAAGCTGCGTAGGCACTGTCTGACGCGCTACACCGGGCTCAATGATGTTCTCTTGAATAGCACGGTTGAAGCGATTGCCGGGAGAAACAAACTCACTGGCACTACCCACAAGGCCAGCGGCGGCATTAGCAGCTTCGATGACCACATCCTGCGCACCACCAAAGAACCCACTGGAGGTATCCTTGGTGATGCCGAACTGGGCAGCCACTTGCTCGTACGGAACGCCAGAGTTTTGCGCCAGCCTTTCGACGATCTGGTTTTCACTAAGTCCCTGTGCGCTGGGAAACCGTTTGCGGATTTCGTCGAAGTTGTACATGCGCTACCTTTGCGTGGTTTACTGCCGGACTAACCCCAACTGTACTGCTCTGGCGCGGTCAGTTGCTGTCAACGGCTCGTTCCGTGCAATTTTAGCCTGCAAATAGCGAGTTGCGGCAGCTTGTGAGCCTACAGCGCTTTCTACGGCGGAAGCGGCTGCAGGGATAGCCGTAGAGGCCATTGACGGCGCACCAGCAGGAGTAACAGCCAGTGGGCGACCGCGTGCGTCTACGTATGGGTTTGGCTCTACCGGAGCGTTTCGTGCTGGTGCAGTCTGTGACTGCACCCCGGTAGCTGACCGTGCAGCGGTAGGAGGAGGGGCAAAGGGATCAGCCCCGCTGCCCAAAAGCGCGTTTATCTGAGCTCTTGCTGCTGCTGGAGTACCCGGTGCCGGAGGTGTACCACGCACAACGTCAAGCGCTGCGTTAAATTTATAAGGTTTTTTAGTATCTGGGTCAATTTCTTTTGACTCAACTATTGCTTTAGCCCGTGCAGTAGCGTCAGCTTCCGACAAGGCGGGGCGATCAGACGGTTTAGCGCTAAGACCAAACAATGTCAGCTTTTCAGGCTCAGTCAGCTTACGACCAAGACTGGCTTCTACGTCAGCTACTTTTTTGGTGAGCCCTTTTTCTCCACCCGCGTTAGCGTAGTAGCTAGCTTTAGCCTTTTCAGAAGCAACGAGAGCGTCAGCTTTCTTCACATCCAAGTCGTACTTGGCCAGCTCAAGAAACCCACCGGGCTTGGCCTTGGCGTCAATAATCATGCCCAACTCACGTTCGTTCTTGGCATCTGCAAATACTGAACGAGTATTGTCGGTATTAACCTGAATGACGCGGAACGGGTTCTTGGGATCACGCTCCAGCTTGAACGAAGTATTCTGCTCGTCAAACCACTCCAGCGCAGGAATCACACCCTTGGCACGAGACTGACGAAAGCCCTCGTCGAACTTCTTGGCCTTTATCGAGATGTCGTTGAGCTCGTTTTGGCTGTAGCTTGCACGCAGTTGAGCAGCGGCCTGCGGCCCTTGGAGCTCTTCGACCAAACCTAAAACGGCTTGAGAACGCAATTCAGGACTTTCAAACTCCTGCTTATTAATATCAGCCAACCTAGCGTCAAGAGCCGCCTGCAAGTTCTGCTTGCGTTGAATCTCCGTAAGTTGAGCAGCAGACAATAGCCCTTGCTGCTGCGCAGCAGCCTGCTGAGTCTCAAATCCTCGTACATTACGGCCTTCTTGTGCAACATTACGGCCTTCTTGTGCAACATCACGGGCTTCACGCGCAATGGCTCGCTGCTGGTCAAACGCACGGGCTTCCAGTGCATCGGCTTGGGCCACGTCACCATACTGGCGATACACACCTGCAAGGCCTTCAGCACGCAGTGGCGCAGCCGCTTGACGAGCTTCTTGGCGAGTTGCAAAGTCTGTAGGGCCGCTAGCCACAGAATAGTCAGGGGCAGTCAGACTTTGGCGGCGGGTAAGTTCCGCAATTGCTTGGTCGTACGCAGCAGCCTGTGCTGGGTCTTGCTCACGCAGACCTTGGAGTTGCTGGATGTTCTCTTGCAAGCCGGGGCCATACGCACCCTCGGTGACGTCGTACCGAGCGGCCTCCTGTGCTAAACCCTTTTTTAGCTGTTCTTCTTCACGGCGTTTAAGGGCACGCTCGACTGCCTGTGAACCAGCCTGAAATCCTGCTGCGAATCCCATGATTAAACCTCCACCATTTCGATGCCGAGACCGGCGTAGTTGACTGCCATGAACCCGTCAGGCATTGTGAAGACCATGTCTGGGTGCGACTCTACAACGTCCTGCGCCATGACACCCATGAAGCGTCGGCCAGAACCGTTGATGTACTCGAACTCATACAGCGGCAGCATAGTGCGCTCATCACGGCCAACCAGCTCAATATTTTCCTTAAGGCGGCGGTCCGACCTAAACGCAGCGGTTGTACCAGCACCAACCAAAGCGCCCATGACTTCGCCTTGAGCGTTCAAACCTGTGTTGAATTGACTTGTCTGGTTGTTGAGGATGCCACCATACGTCTGGCCTGCCTGACCCATACCTTGTTGATATTGAGAGCCGGGAGCCATGGCTGTGTTCATGCCTGCAGAACCTGCGCTAGTAGCGCCACCGTAAGCAGCAGTCGAAGCGCCTGCAAGGTTGCGGCCCAGACCTGTGACGTCCATACGACGAGCAAAGCCGAGCTGTTCAGCCTGAGTGCGTGCGCCTGTCATAGCGTTGGCACGTTGTGCGGCAAGACCCAGATTGCCCTGAGCCTGCAGCGCCATTGCAGCACCGGAGTTAGGGTTTA